TATGAACCCTTGGTCGTCACCACAAGACGTATTGCGAGATATGGTAAGAGATTATCATGGGCAAGCTAATGAGTTTGAGGGTAACAAAGCAACGGAACATGGTAACTTTTTTGAACCGATGGCAATCGAAGATTTAAAGCTAAGAATTGGCAAGGATATAAAACATACAGGTTTTCACGAATTTGAAGATTGGTTGGGCGCCTCACCTGATGGACTGGTGGACGATGAATGGATCGTGGAAATAAAATGCCCTTATGGGTTAAGAAATGACAAAACGGTTAAAAACTTTAAGCTTTTGAGCCAACAACAATATTATTATGCCCAAGTGCAATATGAAATGTTATGCAGTGGCAGAACCAAAGCATACTTTTACCAATGGACGCCAAGTGGCGCAGAATTACTAGAAGAAATACCGTTAAACCACGAGTTCATAGAAGAGACACTACCTAAATTAAAAGAATTTTATAAGCTGTATTTGTCCGGCCTTGATAATTCAAAACATTTAGATTAATAAATGTACAAGTTAAGGACTTATCAACAAGCAGCGGTTGACAAAATTATTGACCATGTAAAAGCATCAACTGATAGTTGTATTTTGGAAGCTGCAACGGGCGCGGGCAAAAGCATGATTATTGCAGAGGTTGCAAAGATACTGCACCAATTAAGCAGAGGGAAAAATGTTTTGTGTCTCGCCCCTAGTGCAGAGCTTGTAAAACAAAACCGCAGCAAATACCTACAAACTGGAGAAAACGCCAGTGTCTTTAGTGCTTCTGCTGGTGGTAGATGCTTAAAATATCCAGTAGTTTTCGGCACTCCCTTGACCGTTTTAAATTCCATAGACCAATTTAGCGGCAAATTCTGTGCAATTATTATTGATGAATGTGACTTAATTACACCTACAGTAAAGGCCATCATTGAAAAGATAAAAGAAGGCAATCCAAAATTAAGAGTCATTGGTACAACTGCGACACCTTATAGGATGGGAACAGGGTACATTTACCAGATGAATGAAGAAGATAAAGCAATAGGTGAAAATGCTTATTTTGTTAAAAAGGTTTATACGATAGGTGCGCCAGATTTAATTGACCAAAAATATTTAGCACCACCATTAATAGGTGCAATTAACAGCGGTCACTATGATACTATTGGTATGACTGTTAATAAAATGGGTAAGTTTAATAAAGATGATGTTGATAGAGCATACAAAGGCCAAGGCAGAAAAACCAGTTTAATTGTAGCTGATGTTATAGAGCAATCAAAAGACAGAAAAGGTGTTATGTTTTTTGCTGCAACTATTCAACATGCAGAAGAAATACTAGCAAGCCTACCGCCAGCAATGAGCGCGTTAATTACTGGTAAGACAAAAGCAAAAGAACGCAGCGATACCATAGAGAAGTTTAAAAGCCAGCAGATTAAATATATAGTTAATGTATCAGTGTTAACAGTTGGTTTTGATGCGCCTCATGTCGATGTCATTGCATTGTTAAGAGCAACTGAATCAGGAAGGTTATTGCAGCAGGTTATTGGTCGTGGTCTAAGACCGTCAGTACAAAAAGATGATGTGTTAATTTTAGATTATGCAGAAAACATTGAGCGCCACTGTCCAGACGGTGATGTATTTAATCCTGAAATTGAAAGCTACAGCAGCGCCAAAACAGAAAAGATATGGGTTGAATGTCCAGATTGCAATGAGCAAAGCGAAGTGTCAGGACGTAAAAATGATGAAGGCTACGGCTATAGCCCCGATGGATATTTTACAGACTTAGATGGCGAGAAGGTAAAAACAGAACACGGTTTTATGCCTAGTCATCATGGGAGAAGATGTACCAACTACTCTTTAGTTGCTGGTCATTATGAGAGGTGCGAGTACCGATGGACATTAAAGAATTGTGAAAACTGTAATGCCAAAAATGATATTGCTGCAAGGTATTGCTTTGAATGTAAAAAAGAAATGGTTAATCCTAACGACAAGTTAAAAGCTGACTTTGCAGCCATGAAGAAAGACCCAACAAAAGTGCAATGTGATGCCGTTACTAGCTGGACTGCGCGGAGAGCGATAACAAGACAAGGTGCAAATTGTATAACAGTAGACATTAAAACAACTTACAGGCCGAAAGGTTTTAGAGTTTGGTTTATGCCTCATGCGCGGGACACAAGAAGTGGCAATGCTTTTCTTCTTGTAAACCGAATGACGAATGGTTTTTCTATTGTGCCAACCACTATTACTTATAGAAAGAAATATAATAGTAAATTTTATGAAGTATTAAATTACAATCAACCGGAGGATGCCGCACCATGAAATTTCCTGATGATATACCCGTGTATGGAGATATTGCCTTTAGAGGTAAATGCCCTATGGAATCACTAGAACAAGTGACTTTTTTTAATAGGCTTAGAAGATTATATCCAGATACATTAGGTGCTATAGCCATTCATTCTCGCAATGAAGGCAAAAAACACGCAGCGCAAGTGATGAAAGAAAAGGCAGAAGGCATGGTGTCAGGTGCAAGTGACATTATTATTCCCGCATCACCTTCTTTTGTTTGCGAATTAAAAAGACAAGACCACACGAAAGCGCATTGGCAGCCTAATCAGATTGAGTATCTAAGAGCCTGTAAAGCACAAGGCGCATTTATTTGTGTGGCGTTAGGCCATGAAGCAGCATGGGAGGCAATGATATTGTGGCAGAAAAAATACGGCATAGGATCCAGCGGTGCTTAAATAATGATTTGCATCCTGATGAGCTAACAAGGGATGAGTTGTCCTACTTGGACTTTCATATATACCACGCCGCTAATGCAGTGCTAAACGCTAAAGATAGAAAAGAAGCTATGACAAAAATGCCAAGTAACTTGCAAGACCTAATCAGAGCAAGAGCTAAGGGTTTAATTGAATTAAGCAATAAATAAATGTCATACGTATTGCATTTTTATACAACTAGTATATACTGTCTATAAACAACCAAGGAGAATAACAGTGACCACATCAATGAATTTAGACATAGACATTACAGATTGTGATGAAGTAGCAGGCGAAACTTGGCCTCCGGTCAAGATGAATTTTGATTATGATTACGAACACGAAACCGATGGTTTTATTTCAGGTTTGCCAGAAGATTGTTATGAAGCAGAAGAGTCTTCTTATACATTTTATAACGTTACTGTTATGGATAAATTTGGTCAATGGTCAGATGCCTTACCAGATATGATAAGCGACCTTGAAGAGTTTATGTACGAAGCTATGATGAAAGATTTAGAGGAGAGTTTTTAATGAGTGTTGCAAATATAACTAGAGAAACTATACGTAATATGCTTGCATCAAGAGTTGATGTAGAAGATAGGAATCAGTCATGGTGGACTTTTACTGACACGGTTGAGCAATCACCTAATTTAGAAGATCACTTAAACGATTTAATCAACTCAGCAGATACAGAAAAAACTTTGGCAATAGCTAGAAAGATACAAGTATCTTTACATTGCGGAATTAACAATGTTACCGATGATGTCATGGATACCTATGAATAATTTTTGTAAGGCGATAGGCTCCTTACGCGGTGAAGGGTTGCAAGTCGCTACACAAGATTAGGTCGGTGTCTATCGTGATGTGTCATTTCAGCCGAAACTTAGTCAACGCAACCATTTTTTTAACTTTACAGGACGTACCAATGAAGAACGATATACTTATCCAAGCCATTTCAGAATATAAACGGAAAAAATTTGTAGAGGATATGGGCTGCTCTAAAATCTTTGTAGACTCAGTATGTATAGGTGTGAGGCAGTTAGGCGTTACAGGTGAGCCAAGCATGGCAGCAAAGGCTGCTGAGTTATTAGGCTTGCACTTATACGATATCCGACCAGACGTTTACAAAAAAGGTGAGCAATGAAACCTAATGAAGCGTTAGACAAGCAAGTTGGTGGTGACCATTACATTGCTACCGCTATACAGCCTTGGCAAATTATAGATGCTTATGACTTGGACTTCTATGAAGGTAACGCTTTAAAGTATTTGTTGCGCGAGAAAGGAGATAGAAAGCAAGATCTCTTAAAGGCGATACACTACTTAGAAAAAATGGTTGGAGACTTAGAAAATGGATAAAAGCTACAGCAAGTATAACCTTTGCGTTGATATTAATGCGGTTTTAATCCATAGTGATGTATTGGTGTATTGGGATGGGGAAGGATTTCAAGCAGTAGCAGACAAAGGCTCTTATGATGGACTTAATACTAATAACATGGTCGGCACATACAGCGCATGGTCTACAACTAACGATATCCTTAGTGATACCGATTTCTTTATAAAAGAATTTAACGCTAAAGCGTGGCCTGAAAATACAGGCCGAATGGACGTTATAGGGCAGAACGGCAACACTGGTGAATCTTATGGAAAAATATCTGGAGGCGCTGCTAATGACGAGTAGCTATGCCAAGACTTATAATGTTGATGGTGTAGCAATGACCGTCATGGAAGTAGCGGTAAAATTTAATATATCTATTGATGCTTTGCGTAGCAGAATAAAAAGGCATCCTAACATGCCTATTATTGATCTGCTATACAAGACGGGTTCAAGGACAAGGGCTTCGCTAAGGTACAAGCACAACGGAAAAGAAAAGACGATTGAACAATGGGCTTTGATTTATAACATGCCTATCTATCGTGTTCGACAAAGATTTAAAGACGGGATCTCGTTAGATGATCCAGTAGTAGAAAAACGAAAAGTAAAACAAGGTTATAGCAACTGGAACGCTGCAATGCCTAAGTACGATAAAGACCAAGAGCTAAACCAACGGATAGAATCTTACAGAAAAATGGGTTTAAAAGATGATGAGATATATAACCGTATGACCAAAGGCGATTTCACTTTAATGCGGAGAAAGGCTAATGAGTGATGAACACGAGTATCTAAGAGAATTTTGTACCACTGTTAGGCATCAAGATATTTTAGATGCGTTGAAAAAGTCAGGCGGAAAGAAGAACCAAGCGTGGCGTGATAGTGGTATTGATGGCGCTCATGGAAGAAGGGTTCTCAAGATGCTTAGAGAACGAGCCAGCCAAAAAACAATCACTCATGGTGATGGCTCTACCGAATCTGTTGATGAATCATATCTCATTAAAGGTAAGTCAATTTTATATGACGATGCTGGTAATGTAAAAATTCAATGGGTAAAAACTGACATTGAAAAACAGAATCAAAACGAATTGATGCACGAGTATGTTGAGTCCCTTTGCACTTTCGATCCAGCAGAACCCGCACCAGTAGAAAACAACTACAAGT